GCATATGATGAAGATATTTTATTTACTTTAAACATCTGTTATTCTACTCCACTAACTTGACCAATTATATCTCTATCTAAAAATTTAATTTCATATACAACATTATCAGGTAAGTAATATATTCCAGAATTAACATCATACAAACTTTCAATGTCAAAGAAATAATTTGAATAGTTTCCACCAGTCACAGTATTAAAATTGACATTTATAATACTTTGCACACCAGGAATTGCAGCTAATAATTTATATAAACGTGATTTGATTATTTTTTCCCCAAATACTCTGTCGTCAACATTAAAGTATTTTTTTAATTCATTAGCACATCTTAGCAATACATCATTTTTTTGATAATTTGGTTCTGCTATGATTTTAAAATTAACTTGTATATTTAATATGTTACCATTCTTAATAATTATTTTATCTGTTAACATTCTATAGTCAGATAAATAGGATTTTATATTTTCTTGTAATAAAGATCCACATTGAGCTAATTTATTGTCATTATCTTTTGATAATAAATATATTGAAATGTTGTTTTCATCTGTTGAATTGTTCTTTATTACCCTAACTTTAGATACAGCTCCGTACTTTGGCGGCATACTATATATTCTAGACTCATAATCTTGTTTGGTTATACATCTGTTTTGAGAAAGGAAATTATTTTTTGAGTTATTCTTTATCTCTTCAATTGTGTCTTCTTTTTTCCCACCATATGCAGGTCATTTGTTATTACATGAAACAGAAGATATCACATTATTTTTTGTAGAATTATCTAATCCAGTCACAGAAAAATAGACTTCTGTATTGATCACATTGCTTAATACACCAGATGGAATGTTTGAATCATATCCATTATTAACTCTATATGTTACTGTAATATTTGAAGTAGGTGCTTGTCCAAATGTTTTTGTTTTTAAAAAGTTTTCTGGATTAACTGAAGTATCTTCATCAAACCAATTTTTGTTTATGTTATCGGGATTTGGAATAAACTCTTCATCATTTTCTTCCTCAATACCAGATCCAAAGCATATGTAAGTATAATTATTTTCATCTATTTCAACATAAAATCTTTTAGGTGTTCTCTTTCTTTTCAAGGTAGAATCCACAACCCTGGTTGAAAGATTTATAGAAAAATCCTCATAGTATATAATATCAGTTGCCAGGGATGGAACTTCATATCAACTATTTTCGTCCCCATCAACAACTGAAATGATATCAGAAATATTTGTTTCAGGTAATTGTAGTTTTAAATACTTAACTGGTTCTGTAATTGTATAAGTATAAGATGATTCTTGTCCACTAATGGCTTCAACACCACTTTCAATTAAATATGATATAATTTTATCTCCATCATATTTGTAAGGTGTATAATTAAAAGATAATGAAGTGTTAAAATTAATATCATCTAATGTAGTAAATCTAACAGAAGGTGATATATTTTTAGTCTCTAATACTGCTCCAGATTTAAGTATAGGAAGATACCTAGTATCAATTACTTCTTCACCGAGGTCTCCTATGGCTGGAATTACGAAGGATATGGATGCACTTAGTCTACTTGGTGTAACAACTTTTGGAGTATATCCAAATAGTTTTTGTGCCATTATTATTGCATTGCGTCTTTCAGATGGATCAAGTAATTCACCAAACTGATAATCCAAGTAATAATTCATAATATCACCAACATAAGCGGCAGTGTCAATTAATAATTCTCCTGGTGTACCCTGTGTAAAATCACCATAAGTTTCTGGATAATAAGATTTAATATATGAATATAAATTTGATTTTAATTCTGAAAAATCTTTACCAATATATTTTATGTTTTTCTTGTCTTTTGTATTTGCTGCCATATTAATAAATCTCTATTTTTTTAGTTATTGAATCAGATTGTCTGTTGTCCTCTTTTAAACTATAGTTCAAATCTATTGTTATGAGGGTTTTCCCATCAAAAGTTACTCTTACTGCCTTTAATTTTACTTCTGGGACTCAAGTAGAAATTTGTTCTTTTATGTTGTCTTCTATATTACTTAGTACAGCTACATTTATATTTTCAAATATATATTGATTTAATCCTATTCCATAGTTGGGTTTGTATCTTCATTCTCCAAAATCAATATCTAATAATAAATTTATTTTTGATTTAGCTAAATCCAATGTAGTTTTATCTGTATCAAATGGAAATATTTGTGTATTGAATGGGTAAGAAATATTCAAACCATATTCAATGCTTGAAGAATATAACCTATTATTTTCCTTTGTTAAGTCAGTTGGTTTTACATTATTTGGATATTGAATTGGCACTTTGTTACCTTATACTTGTTTAAGTTTGTCTGCTTTTTCAACTTGTTCCATAAAGTTAGAATAATTTGTTAAATGTAATTTGCTAGGATCTACAGCTTGTTTTTGTTCTTTTACTGGTTCATCCATTTCAACCGTTACTCCACCAAAATTATGAGTATTTTTAACCATTTGTTTGGTTTTATCCATATTGTTATAATTTGATGGTAATTCATAACTATCTTCATTAATTCGTTTTGCAACTCTGTTTTCTGTTAAAAAATTAAAATCTTTTAAAGTTTCTAATGTTTCTTTTAATTGTTTTTTAGTAGTAGTTTTTATGTACTTACTTATTGCGGGTTTAAGATCTTCATAGATCTTTTTTACCAGTTGTTTGTATGCTTTGTCGTCCATGTCCATATTCCTCTAAATTGTTTTATGATTTTTTGATAAAATTTGTTTTTTTAACTGATTTTTTAGGGTAACCAATTGAATTTGTTGATTAGTAACTGCTGTCATATTAGCTGTTAATTCACCTGAAGCTAGAGCATTTAAAGGCGTATACACTGTAGTAAGATGAGTATAAACATTATCTAAACTACTTATTATATCATCTAATGTATCAATTAATTTATTACCCAACACTAATGGCTCATCAGCATCTTTTCCAATCTTAACATTTTTTCCATCTATTACTATATCTTTATCTGCATTTAAATATATAATATCTTTTGCATTTATAATTATTTTATCATTGCTTGTTATAATAACATTTCCAACTTTAGATACTAAATTTAATATATCTTCAGTTAATAATAAAAAATTTGATTCATTGTCTTCAATGTCAGTACTATTAGGATATTCAATTTCATCAGTAATCTTTTGATTAGTTCTCATATGAATGCCTGGAGTATTTAAATCATATGTACTATCAAACCTATTTTGGATTATACTTAATTTAGCTTCTCCATTTGCATCATATCCCAACACAACATTATTATTACAATTTCCACTTATAAATGTTTCTCCAACAAATTTATTAATCTCTGGTACTTTTGTATCTACTGGAAATATTTTAGATGATACGTTTTTAAATTCTTCAGCAGATCCACTAACATCACAATATTGTTCTGAAATATATTGTAATAAAAAATCAGCATTTTGTTGCTTGGTAAATTGAAAATATCCACAGTAGTAAAAATTATTATTCAAATAAAGGATCAATACCATCTGACCAACTATTGGTAATGTATAACAATTTGGATCAAGAGGAGATGCTGTATAATATGCATTACCTTCTCCTGCGTTGAATGGCAGTGTGAAGATTATCTCTCCTGCTATTATATTTTCTTTCGGATAACTTTTTACATACCCGAAATTATTTGTTTGTTCTCTGGTTTGATTGAGTGATTCCTTTAATAATGAATTAAACTTATTTCTCATTTTCAGCTTTTCTTTTTTGAATATCTCTATATGCCATAGTTATAATATCTTCACCAATGCCTTTATCTTCACCATTCTTTTTATATTCTGTGTTGATATATTTATGAATTGTATTTAATAAATCAGTTTTTTGTTTCTTAAATTCAGCACTTGATTTAAACAATTCTGCTAATACAGGTGCATAAAATGCCAGATTAGCAAATCCATCTTCTTCTTCAGTTATGGCTGATTGAATTATTGTCATTAATTCATCTATCAAACCACCAACTTTTAAATCATCTCTAGCAATAGAATCAAAAGAATCTTGTATCATTTCATCAACTGCTTTTTTACCAAACACAATTGTTTTAAAAATATTCGCATCTGCTAAAATTTGTTGCTCTGTTTTTTTGTTTTCATCTAATTTCATAGTGGTTCTCCATAATATTTATTATATTCTAGTAAAAACTTTTTCAGCGCTGGATAAAAATGTTTTTTGTCTATATTGCTCA